CTCTTGCTTTTGTTGGTGTCAAAAGCTGTGCGACGCCGCCAAAAGCAAGAGATGCGCCAACACTGCCAATAATGCTTAAAGCGATTGGTCCGATAAATGTGCCACCCACAATGGATAGCGCAATCAGTGCTACGCCCGCCACAATCTTGCCGATTGCTTGAAAAGTTTTACCGGCACCGCCAACCACAGGCACAATTTTGATTTCCTGTTGTCCCGCTGGGGCGTGCAGTTCATCTGCAGCTAAATTCCACGAGCCCGCAAAAACTCTGTAGTGCTTGTCGCCCATGTGCTGCCGTAGCTCCGGCCAGTTGGCAACAAGAAAGCGAACCGCTTCAGCCGCAGTCGCAACATCGGCGTAGAGCACCCGCTTGCCGATGAACTTCGCCAGGCTGCCGTAGAGCTTAATCCTGCGAAGCATGACGCAACCTCCTACCCGTTGATTTTAGTAGCAGCTGCCCATAAAGATCACGGCTGCTAAGCCTTCCGCGTACATGATGCAGCACCATTTGGGGTTCCACCAGCACACCGACGTGGTTGAGTTTGCCCTTGAACTCAAACAGCAACGCATCACCGACTTCAAGCGGTTCATCCTCTGCCAGCTCGCGGAAACCAGCCTCAGCCCACAACTCGTCAAACATTGGAGCCTCGTCAAATTCTTCTGGCGTTGCTGGTCTTTTCCAGTCAGGTAGTTCGATCCCCTGTGTGCCGTACCAGTCACGAACCAGCGTCCAGCAGTCAGTGACGTTCCAGATCCAAGGACGGCCAATCAACGGAGGCTCGTAACCGCTTGGTTCGCAACTGCCCCAGCTCTCTGCTTGAGGATTGACGATCTCCCAGCGCAAACCACTTGCCTCGCAGGCAGTCAAATCCGCCTGGCTTGGGTTTGGCGGCGTGTTGGGATGGCTGTGGATAACAGCGATCACTTCACCCGCATCTTCAGCCGCTGCCCAGTCAGCTGGATCAATAATAAATAGTTCGTTGGGCTCTTGGGACAAGTTGCGACAACGCCAATACCGCTCCAAGCCCTTTTGAATAATTAGCAGCCCGCAGCTTTCCTTTGGTGTCTCTTCAACAGCGTGGGCTAAGGCGTCATCGCGCCAGCTCATCGGAACTGCCCAACACCAGGGAATGAGCCAAAGGGCAAGCCAGCCTGGGGTTTTACGGCGTAAGTGTCGGGACCACTGAAGACGTAATAATCAGCAGCGCGTGTTGCCTTTTCGTAGATGGCAAACGCAACGGTGGCTCCATCCTCAATGGCCTGCGCCTTAGATAGTTTAATTGACGTATCAGTCACTTGCGACCTGACCTTGGTGTTTGCATAGATATCGGGTCCAATCACATAATCGCCATTTGAAACGGCGCTAGTGTCTGAGATAGTAATTGACTTAGTGCTAGCCGTATACACGCCATAAGACTCTGGATGGACGAGAGACAAGACCTCAACGTTGTTTTTAATGTTGAGGTAAACAAGCTTGGCACCACCACGGACTTTTTCCACACGAGTTCCGCTAGGCACCATTGCGCCAGTCACGATCATTCCAGGCTGAATCCCTTGTGTCACGGGATTGTTGACCATCTTGATCGACAGCCCGTTTGACGTAATGGTCCCTTTTTCACTGGTTGAACCGTTGCCAACAGTTGTCGTGCCTTCTGCTGCCTGGGAAAGCGTCAGAGTTGTTGCCGTTTTTGCGGTGACTGTCGTCCCAGAGGCAATGCCAAACCCTTTGATCTCAGGCGCTGCTGCCGTATCAATTAACGCCAGCTCGTCTGCTTGACCAGAATCAACGTTGAGCGTGGTGCTGCCCTTGGTTACGTCACCCGTAAAATCAACAGCGCCAAAGCGTTTCTGGCAACTGCTTAACCGTTTGCCGCATTGATCCAGTGCAGGATCAGTCGTAATTGTGTCGTCAGCCTTGAAATAGATGTTGCCGGTATAGGGGCAATCAACTTGGTCGTACTCAAATGAGCTGGTATCAGAGTTGTAGTTGCGATACTTCCATTGGCAGACGTTGCGAATTGTTTGGCGCTTTGGTGCGCGAACGCCTTGCAAGTCAAAGACTGCCGCCAGTTCAAACTCAATTACGTCGCGGGTTTCCGCCGTTTTTTGATCAACAAAGAAAATTTCTATGGGCAGAAGAGCTGTAGGGTCCGGCGTGCCGTAAGGGTTAGTGCCGCCCGTAAAATTTGCCGCGTCAAGGTAACGCGCCATTGTCCGCAAGCGAGTCACCTTGGCACCGGCTAAACCATTTGGCAGGCTGGCCAGCAACGTTGTGATTGTGCCCAAAAGGTTGGCAACGCGAAGCTTGGGACGCGGGATCTGACCGCTGCCGCTGTACTCGAAGCCGTCCGCTTCAATCGGCAACCGCGAATAGGTGTTGCCGTCCCAAACAATGTCGCCATTGTTCAGCTCATTGACGCCCGCATGGAAGCGGTAGGTGCTGCTGACTCCATGCTGAGCAACGTTGAGTTCCAGCACGAACAACTCAATGATCGCGCTGGGATTGATTCCCTGCAGCTCAGAAATAGGAGTGCTGGTCATGGCAGCATTGCGTTATGGGTCAGGGCGCTCCCCTTGCCGGAACGGGTGACGATGGTTGCCATAGGTCAGTCTCCTATGCGGGTAGTTTAAGGCTCGAAAACCTGGCGGAAAGTGGCGCGGATTGTGCGGAGCGTTGGATATTCCAAGGATTTATCCCAAGACTCACAGAACCATTTGTAAGACGTTGACTCGTCAGGTGGCGTCCAATCAAAGCTTGCTCCATCAGCCGCCCGAGCATCTAGAAACGCTTCAATCGTATCCGCATCAGTTTCGGTTATGTATTGCCAGGTAAGGTTCCAAACCTTCGGGTTTTGATTAAGGCCAAACCTCAGGCGTTGCTCATAACCATCGCCAAACTGAACCTTGCGGATTTTGGGTTCACTGGTCTTGTTGATTCCAAAGCTTGGATTAACAGAAGGGAAAGTGGCCATTACGCGAGCAAGCCTCCAGGACGCTTTTGTTTGATTAGCTCTTGCTTAACCGCAAGGCCGATTGCCTCACCAAGTCTGTTTGCTTGTGCGTTGTCACCCTCTGCCTTTGTGCCGCTTGCGTCAACATTTACCACGACATTACCAGCGCCGCCAGTTGCCTGAACACCTAGGCGGCCACCAGGGCCACGCTTAAGGGGCATGATCGCTTCCGGACCAGCCTCACCAAGCAAGCCAAAGCGGTCAGTGCCACCGTTGGCGTAAGTGAACATGGTGGGCTTGTCGACGATGCCGCCCATTGCGAATGGCTTGAACGGCAACAATTGGATGTCTGGTGTAGGCGCCGAAAATCCTCCGCCAAAACCGCTGCCAAAGGAGTATCCAGAAACGCTGCCGCCACCGATCGCACCACTTGCTGCGCCGCTGCCGTAACCAACCCCCTGACCTGCAGACGCAGACCCAAGGTTGACCCCGCCCCCGCCCCCACCCGCGCCAGGCAGCAGCCCGACAACTGCGTTGAGGATTGCCATCTGAATCATCTTGGCGATGATCTGGGCCGCCATATCCAGGAAGTAGTTGGCAATGTTTTGGAAGAAGCCGGCCAACGCTTCTTGGGCGGTCTGGCTGCCGTTAATGACGTTGGTAAAGGAGGTGCTGAACGCCGTTCCAATTGCGTTGGCTGCTCCGGTGATCTGATTAACCGGGTTGACCAGGTCGGTCAGCTCCTGCTTGAGCTGAGCGATGTTCTGGCGCATCTCCTGGAACGGAGTGGGGTCGATCTCCTGCTGGTAGAGAGCCATGCCCTCCTCGATCTTGCCCTCCGCTCCAGGCACGTCCTTGTATGTGCCTTCAAGGCGCCGGCGCTCACGTTCCAGCAGGAACTGGTTGTACTGCTCCTTGTTAATTAGGCCCAGCTTGAACTTGCGGTCTTCGAGTTCACGATTGAGATCCTGGCCCAGCTTTTGCTGCTTCAGGAACTCATCAGTCATCCCTTTGAACAGGTTGAGGATGGCCTCCCGTTTGTTCTTCTCCGCTTCAGCCTCCATTACGCGCTTGCGCTGGAGATCTTCGGTCTCCAAGCTGGCCAGCAGCATGTCAAGGTCATACTTGAGATTGATGCTCTTGATTTTCTGGAGCTTCTCCTCGGCTTCCAGAATCTTGATGCGAAGGTTGGCCTCCGCTTCGGTCATCAGCTTCTTCTTGGAACCTTCAGAGTCTTCACCGGTGAGCTTGCTGAACCTAGTCAGGTTGCTGTTGCGCAACTCATCTGCATAAGACATTCCCGGTATGACCGGGCCAACAAACTTGGATCCGCCGCCGAACTCGCGGTAAATGTTTTTCTCTAGAGACTCGTTGAATTTGGCAAGCTCTCCCTTGGCTTGAGCCAGGCGTCTGCGGAAAGAGTTAATCAATCGTCCATTGGACTCTTTCTCTAGCTTTTCCCTGAGGCTGTCGACCTTCAGGTTCATTTCGTCGACTTTCTGCTTGCCTTCTTCGTATGTAATTTTGCCTTTTTCCAGAGACTCTCGGAACTTGTCATTGGCAGTAGCTGCGCGATACAGGGCTACTGAAGCTGCTGCAATACCAGCTGCCAACGCCAGATACGGGTTGGCCAGCATCGTGAGGTTGAGCGCTGCAAACTTAACTTGCAGCGCACCGACAACCGTGCCGAGGCCTGCGGCAATTTTCATTAAATTGCCAAGTGCCAGTGCGACGCCAGCTACACCGGCGACGATCATCAGCTCCTTGAAGCTGTCAATCAGTGCGCTAGCGACGTCAAGCAGCAAGTTGAGGCCATCAGCAGCAATCTTGGCTCCCTTAGTTAGGGCTGGCAGGATCTCTAGAACAAACTCAGCAAAGGCTTTCTGCAGCTGGGCGCCGATGGGCTGGATTGACTCACCAACCGCGCGGCGAACCTCGTTCATGGCAACTTGAGCCTGCGCGCCAGCATCAAGAGGAGACTTAGAAATATCCCTGGCTGTTTTTGTGTACTCAATCCCAAGAGCTTTGATGAATTCCATCAGCTCGTTGAGGCCGACAGTACCTGCCTTCAGATTCTTCTGAAGTTCCATCATGCTCATGTTGTTTGCCTGAGCAAACAGGGTCACAGCGCCCGGCAGGCGTTCACCTAACTGACCGCTCAATTCTTCTGCGCTGACCTTGCCTTTCGAGAAGACCTGCACCATCGCGGTAATGGCGGAGTTGACGTCATCTGCAGAGCCACCAGTCGCCTTGATCGACGCGGTGATGTTTTTGAAGACGAGGTCTGCATCGCTGACGTTGCCGCCGGCACCTTGGATTGCTGCCGTCAGGCGAGTCATGCCCTTGGTCGCAACCTCCTGAGGGACGTTGAAGTCTTTAACGACGTCGTTAATTGAAGCCAGAGCGTCTTGGTAGTCACCGGCCGTATCGAGGATGCCGTCAAGAGCCATCTCAAGCTTGCCAATCTGAGCGGCGTAGTCAGCTGTTGCCGCGAGCGATTGACGGCCGATGCCAACAGTCGCGCCGATGCCACCACCAACTGCGGCGCCTGCAGGGCCGAACGGCAAGCCTGCCAGTGAGCCGATTGCGCCTTCAGGACCACCAAAGATTGCACTTGATGCAACTGCGCCAACACCAGCAGCAAGCTCACCGCCTGTCATGCGGCGCTTGTTCAAGCGGCGAATTTTGCGATCTACCTTGTCAAGCTCAAGACCGACTTCCCGATAAGCCTTACTAGCCGGGTCAAGGTTGAGACGCAGCGAAGACCATGCGGTGCGCTGGGCGTTGAGGCTATTAACGCTGCCGTTAGACGCCCTTGTCGCAGCTTGGATGTCTCGGGCCACCTGCTGATAGCTGTTGCCCATCATCTCGATGTTGGCCGAGACGCCGGACATGCCGATGCCGCCGATCTGTTGGTAGAGACCGCTGATCTCGCGAACCTGGGTCGGCACAGGGACCTGCTGACGGCCGGCAACAGTGCCACGAGCAATTATCGCGCCAGTGCGCGGATCCCTGTATCCGCCTGCTCCAGGTGCTACGCCCTGACGTGGGCGGGTGCCGCCTTGGCGCTCACTTACGGTGCCGTAGTACTCCTGAATGCGGGCAAGCTTTTCTTGTACGCGCAGTGACTGCTCCTGGCGACGGCCCAGGGCCTGGTAAGACCTAGACCCTTCATTGAGCGCGTTATTAAGGGCGGTCTGGGCTACAGCCAGATCTGCAGTTACGCCGAGATATTCAGTCGTGCCAAGTTGAAGATTGTCGAGCTCGCTTGAAAGCTCAGTAACACGAAGCCGAAGCGCGGCCATCGTGTTAGGCAGGGCAACTTGCTCAGCAAGCTTGCCTCGGATTGGGTTCAGGCCTTCTGCTGCTGCATTTTTAGCAACAACGGTCTGACGTGCCTGCGCACGGTTGTATGCGTCTAAACGCGCAGTAAGCGTGGTGAGATTTTGCGCGTACTCATCACTCGTTACAACGAGCTTGCTGAGAACTTCGTTACCTGCAGCGATCTGACGCCGAAACTTTTCGCCCTCGGCAGAAGGCATCCCGCCAAAGATGAACCCTGCACTTTGACCGCGCCTGGATATTTTTTGAGTCTGTTGATCTAATCCCTCAAGCTCCTTGGTTAGGCGCTTGATGTCATTGCCAAGGCTTTTGTAGACAGCTCCGCCAACAACGGCCTGCTGCCGAAGCCCCTTGAAAGCTTCGATCTGACCTTGAATTGACTGGACACTCCTCTCGTTAGCTCGGACGTACTGGAGGACGCCCTTGCGAAGCTCGCCAATCCCTTGGTCAGTTACACCAACAGTTTTCGTTAAAGACCTAAGGGTACTTTTTAAGCGGTCATATACCTTCTCGCCTTCGACGCCGACCTTAATCTTTAAGTCGCCTACCGTCTTAGCCATCGGAGCCCTTCTTGCTGAGTTCGCTTAGTGCTGCGGCCTCCATGACCTGAAGGCCCTCAAGCATGTCGCGGCGGTTGTCGACATTGTAGAGGTCAAATAGGCCTCCAGAACTAAGCAGCACCTCATACTTCAAACCCACGTAACCAGCCATGCTGGTCGTCCACTGGGTCTGCATCCTTAGGAACATCATCACGATGTCCCAGTTGTCGTCCCAAACCTCAAAGTGCTCGCTGCTTTCCTCCTTGAGTGCTTCGACGGGAAGGACGACGCCGAGTGCAGCGGCATCGTCCTCGGTGTGATTCTCTACCCGCTTACCGCCGCTGACCCAGTAGATCGCAGCGTCCTTTAGTTTCCCGACTTAGCGCCCTCGAAGGTGTCGGTGTAGGCCTTGAGGATGCCGCGGATCCAGTAAGGATCGTCGCTAAGTTCCCGCATAGCCTCGATAGAAAAAGGTACAGCCTTACCGTTCTCATCCTCAATACCGTCCCATCCGGTAAGCACTGCTTTCAGCAAGTCGAACTCGCTTTTCTCGCTGAGCTTGACGAATTCACTGCGTCCCACACGCTTGAAAATTGCGTCGAACGTAGTGGTTTCAAATGTGCCGCCGTCTGCAGGTTCCTCAATGCTTACGGGCCACTTGAAGGTTTTTACCTTTTTGCGAATGAACGCCATAAGGCTGAGTAGAAGTTCGGCTCTATCTTACAGGCACAAAAAAAGGGCCGCATGAGCGGCCCCGAGGTTGGTGTGATTCAGTTCAGCTTAGGTGTAAACAAGGCTGAATTCATCGTTCCCGCTGGTGCTGGGCACGCAGGTATAGGGGATGTTGAACATTGCGATGCCGTCCTGATCGCTATAGGACACATCGCCGATGTCAACACGGGTGGAAGCGAAGTCCACGATGTTGCCGGCGGCGCTGCCGTGGGTGAAGTCCAGGTTGCCCAGGCTGGTTTCAGTCAGGGCAGCAGCGAAGTAGTCCTTCGAGGCGATGCTCACGGCTTCGATGGTGGTCGAACCAGTGCCAGCGCGGTCGGTCAGGAGAACTTCCTTGGTGCCACCGACGAGTTCGCGGTAGACCAGGTTGTTGCCTAGGTCGAAGCTGAAGGCTTGGAGCGCACCAGCAAAGGAGAGCAGCTGGAAGCTGCTGGTGTTGCCGTTCTTGAAGATCAGCGGGGAAGCCTGGTTCGCGTAGGTAGCGGAGGGCAGAGCGCTGTCGTCAGGAGCGACGTACACACCAGTGAAGGTGAAGTCGATCGTGGGAATTTCGCCCACGGTGCAGTTGATGCTGAAGGTTCCGCGACAGCCGGTCACCTTGTGGCGCAGACCATCAATGTTGTAGTAGATGGTGACGCTGGAGAAGCTGGAGCTGACAGGGGCGTAGGTGACGCTGGTGTCAGCGACGATCGTCTCAGACAGGCCGCAAGCTTGGAGAGCCTTGCCGTACTGAGGAGCGGTGCCGGCAGCGCCAGAGCCTGCAAGCTCAACGCTGAAGCTGCACTCAACGCGAGTGTTGGCGAGAAGCTGCTCAGATGCGCCCAGGTAGGGACGAACAACGTCGCGGTTTACGACGTCACTCTGCTGAGGAGTGATGTTCAGATCTCTTACGAGAACGGCGTCGGCTCCCGTCGGAGTCGGGTCGGTCCCGTAGCTCGACTCCGTCTCGATCAGAATCAGGCGTTTCCGCAGTAATAGGGCCATTGCTGGTTACCTCAGATGGTGTTGGGGGAAGCGTGCGCTTGATTAACTTGCGCTCGCCCGTTTCCGGGTCCAGCAGGTAACTCCCGCCTTCACCACGGTGTTCATTAGTCATGGTAAGTCGAGTGGGTTGCTAGGTCTAAGCCTAATGCGATTGGCTTATTGGGACAGATCAGCAACCTGCGAGCGGTACATCACCTCGTACTCGCAAAACACCACGCCGGCGGGTTGATCCGCTTCAAAGAAATTGAACGTTGTTTGTGCAGGCTGCACATCAATTGCTAGGCCACCCAGCGTCAAATCCGACATCAACCTGGAGTGCATACTCTCAATTACGGCATCCGCGATGTTGTCTGGGGTCGAGCCACGGACAATCACGTTGATGCGGACACGCAGAGTCCAGTCCAAAGTTGGAAGACTCGTGTTCTGAACCGGAGTGTCTGTAATCGGCTCAATGATGATCGCAGGCGATTCAGCCCGTGCCATGGGCTCAACGCGCGACCGGTAAATGCGAGTGCCTACCCCAGTGGTTCCGGCAAGCGCCGTCGCAATTGCACTGAGAATTGATTCGCGCTTGGTAGTCATGGCTTGGAATACAGCGATCCGAATGGCCCCGGATCTGGTCTCCCATTAACTATGGCTTGCGCACGTCTGTAGATATGGCAGTCGGTCTTGCCCGCTGCCTCAAGAGCCTCTAAGACCTTTACCCAATTCTCACGGGTGTGCTTATCCATTTCCGCATTATGGGCATGGATTTGACGATTGGCTTTAATCGCAAGCCATCGTGATAGTCACGGATTCACCGTCACCCATCGCGGTGGCACGAGATCGCACGTAGCGAACGATTCGCCCCTGATAGAAATGTGCGTCGACACCGGACTGACCGTGCGCTTTCGCAGTATCAAGGGCGAACCATGTCGTTCCATCCATAGATCCCTCGTCCACAACGGTGACATTGCTGCCAGTGACGTTGTGGACGAACGTGAAGTTGTTGCCGCTGACTTCGACCGAGTCAGTTGCAGTCTCTGATGTGAGCGTGCCAAGCGTCACGATGTTTTCGCGACGCGAGGCCCAGCTTCCGTAGATCTCAGGCATTAGAAGGTGCCGCCGTCGATGGTGAATCCGGAGACTGCTCCGTTCTCAAGAAAAGTCACCAGGTCAGACAGTGCGACCTGGACCATGGTTCCGCCGTCATTGATGACCATGCGATCAGCGGTAGCCAAAGTCGTTGCGGTAGCAGACGCGCCGCCGTCAACAATGTTCAGCTCAGCGGTGGTGACAGTTGCACCGTCGAGAATCCCAATCTCGGTAGAGGTCAGCGCAGCCAGCGCAGTTGCAGCGCCGGTTTGCATACTCGACAGTGTGGTCAGGTCAGCATCAAACGCTTGAACGTTGGTTCCGATCGCCAAGCCGAGTGCAGTCCTGGCAGCAGCTGCAGAAGTCGCGCCAGTGCCGCCATTAGCAACAGCAAGCGTGCCAGTAATGGCAGATGCGCCAAGGTCAACCGCCAGCTCGGTTGATTCAATAACCAAGCCGCCGTTGGCTTTCAGGTCAACGCTGACCGTCGTACCAGAAACATCAATACCGTCACCAGCAATAGGAGCACCAGCGGCAGCGGCAATCGTGATGCTGCCACTGCCTTCGGTGATCGTGATGTTGTCACCAGCAGTCAGCGTTGCCTTGGTCAGACCACCAGAGCTATTGCCGATCAGCAGTTCACCGTCTGCATAGGTGGTTTGACCAGTGCCACCTTTGTTGACTGCAATGGTGCTGGCCGACCAAGTGCCAGAAGTCAGCGTGCCAACGCTGGTCAGGCTGGAGCCGGTGACGTTGGAACCCAGGGTGCTGCCACTAAGCACCGAAGTGCCATCGATCTTGAAATCTTTGCCAGAGGCCAGATCAAGGTGCTCCGAGCTGGTCCAGCTGTCGGTTGCGTCGACCCAGTTGAAGGTCTTGTCGGTCGCACCCTTCAGGGTGATACCGCCGCCATCGGCAGTGGCATCAGTAGGGGATGCGGTAGAACCCAGTTCAAGGTTCTTGTCATCCACCGTCACGGTGGTGCTGTTAATGGTCGAAGTCGTGCCATTAACGACCAGGTTGCCGCCGACGGTGACATTGCCGGTGGTCTCGAACGTTGCGACCGTTGCGCCGCTGAAGTCGAGAGTGCCGGTAAACGTCTTGTTACCGCTGATTGTCTGCGCGCCACTCAGGGTTGCAAATG